AATCCTCAGCCGCTTGGGTTGCAGTTTACGCCTACAGATGCAGACGTGGATGCTCTGTATGACCGTAAGGTAAATGTCAACACAATTCTTCCTGACCCGTCTGCTGGATTTGTTGTATGGGGTCAGAGGACATTGCAGAATCGTCCTACCAAGTTGGATAGGGTTAATGTGCGTCGTATGCTTCTGTACTTGGAGAAGGTTATTTCAACTTCAGTCAAGTATCTGGTGTTTGAGCCGGATGATGAATTGACTTGGATTACCTTCATAGCTCTTGTTACTCCTTATGTTGAGGAAGTAAAGAACGGTCGTGGTCTTGATGATGTGAAGGTGATTTGTGATAAAACCACAAATACTGACATTGCCAAGGATCGTTCAGAGATGTACGGGAAGATTCTTTTGAAGCCTACCCCAACGGCAGAATTCCTGACCGTGGACTTTTGCCTTTACTCGTCCGGTGCCAGATTTTCTTAGTGTTTTTTAACATTCTTATGGGGTTGTTACGGAAAATGAGAAGGTGGTATAAAGCAGAGTTTGATAAGGGTATAGCCCTGAAGATGTACCAAGAGGGTATGTCTTACAGGGCTATTGCTCTATCACTTGGGATAGACAGGTCTACTGTTAGTAGGGGTCTTCATGCTGTTGGTTGTGAGAATCTTCCTAAGAAGAGGAATCCGTTTGATGTTGTCGAGGCTCATAAGATGTATATGGGTTGTGTAAATATTTCAGAGATTTGTAAAAAGTTTGGGGTATCTGTTGCTTATCTTTACACGTCTTTTCGTTCTGGTGGTTATGAGGTTTGTTGTCCTACTGAGCGTACAAAGAGAAGGATATTAAATTCTCCCGTTGAGCATCAGAAGTATTTTGATGTCCATGAGAGGTATATGAATGGAGAGAGTTTAGATTCCTTGTGTGGAGATGTAGGGGTATCTGTTTCTTGTTTGTATAATAGGTTTAGACTAATTGGACTGAAGGTTTGTGATAATTTTGAGTCTCATAAGATTAACAAAAATAGAATTATTGCTTCTAAGCGGTGGAATAGTATTGGTGTGTCTCTTAATAAAGCAAAACTTGACTCTGTTGATTGGATTTCTGCACATAAAAGGTATATGGAATGTAAGAGCATAGAAACAGTTGCTAAGGAACTTGGTGTTTGTGAGGCTTGTGTTTCCAATAACTTTGCTCGTCTTGGTTTGTACGTGCGAAGTAAAGTTGATGTGATAGAGGACAGGAAAAAAGATGGGTCTTATTATGTGTTATATTCTGAGGGTAGGAGGAAGTTGGTAGTTGTTACAAGCCCTTTACAGATAAAACTTCACAAGGCAATTCCTGAATCCATACTTGAGTATCCTTACCCGCCATATTTTCTTGATATAGCAATTCCTTCTCTTAGTATTGATATTGAGTGTGATGGAGAGGAGCATAGAACTTCAAAGCAGGTAGTTCTTAAAGATTTTAGGAGGGATAAGTTTATGAAAGAGAGTGGTTGGGCAGTTTTCCGGTTTACTTATGATGAGATTGAGAATAGTTTTGATGATTGTGTTTGTCAGGTTATGAATGAGATACTATTGAGAAAACACATTAACAAACCATCACAAAGGAGTCAAAATGAATGACTTGAGCGCGTCCCACCTGGCCGCACAGGGCGGGGCGTTTGAAGAGCAGAGAGGTAACAATGCGTTGATTCGGATATTTGGTCTTGCTGAGAATGATGTAATATCCCGAGGCGAGCCAATTATCACTCTTTCTCTTCAGTCCTTTCCGTTGCCTGTAACGACGGTGGAAGCGATTGATACAAACTTCTTGAATGAGAAGAGGAAGATTGCTGGTCTGGTCACGTTTGAGGACATGGAGGTTGTTTTCAAAGATTTTGTGGATCAGAGAACTGCCCGTGTTTTGAAGCTGTGGCATGAAGAGGTGTATGATCCGGTGACGGGTCGTATTGGTCTTGCGCGTAACTACAAGAAGCGTGGAGAGGTGCAGTTGTTTGGTCCTAATCAGCAGTACAATCGTTTCTGGACTTGTATTGGTATGTGGCCTACGACGTACAATGCAGGTACAATCGACATGGCTTCTTCTGAGCCAGTTAAGGTTTCTTTGACAATTTCGATTGATAAGTGTTATGCGGCAAGAGACTTGGCGAATGTGGACCTTGTTGGTGCATAGTAAGAGGGCATTGGCGTGACAGTTTCCTAATTGTCACTCCATGCTTTCTTTTTTGTTTTACTTTTCTTCACAACCTCAACATGAGGAGTTGTTATGGCTACGGGTATTCCGAGTGGTCTTCCTACGTCTGGTGTCTCTGTTCTTCCCTCTAACACTTTCTCCATTACTTTACCAAGTAAGGGCTTGCTCTATGATGGTAAAGTACCTGATGGTACGGTTCTTTTACGTCCGTTGACGGCAAAAGAACTTTCGATTTTGTATAATCCCGGTGGAGATGCAATGGTCAAGTTGAACATGATTATCTCATCATGTGTTGTGAATTGTCAGCTTGATCCTACGGATTTTCTTTTGACTGATAGGATGTACACGCTTTTGATTCTTCGTACACGTTCTATGGGTGCTATCTATGAGTTCCCATTGAAGTGTGAGGCGTGTGGAGCACAATACAAGGAGAAGATTGACATATCTACCGAGTTGAAAACGAAAGAACTATCTCCAGACACTAAAGAGCCTGTTGAGTTGAAGCTGCCTAATTCTGGGGATATTATCACCTACCGATTTTTGAGGGGTAGGGACGAGAATGCTATTGCTAAGAGTGCAAAGCGTATGATTATGCAGTCAACTGATCCTTCTGATCCTTCTTTCATTATGCGGATAGCTACGATGCTTCAGTCTGTTGGTGATAAGGCAGATTTGGATTATTATGCAAAGGAGTCTTATGTCTCTGGGTTGGATGCGGGTGATATTAACGAAATTTCAAATGATGTAGAGGAGAAGGAGTCTGGAATTTCTCTTATTGTTAATACCGAGTGCCGCAAGTGCAGCTACTTGGATGAGGTGATGATGCCCTTTACGGCGGAATTTTTTCGTCCACGCAGACGGGAAACAGTCGGACATTGATGACATGCTTTTTGAGTTGTCCTATTATGGACACATAGCTGCTGAGTGGGCCGAGTCTCTTCCGTGGGAGCGGGTAAGATACCTTCATGGGAAGTTAGCAGATACCAAGAAAGAAGAACGACGGCAGGAAGAAGAACAGGCAAAGGCAATGTCGAAGAACAAGATGCGTTCTCTGAGAATGCCAAGGATTCGATAAATGAATATGTCTCCGGGTACAGGTGGAAGTGCTTCTATCGGGATGTCGAACGTGGGCTTCCTGTTGTCATTTATTGATGATGCGTCTCCCCACTTGAAAAGGGTTACTTCTGCTTACCGTCAATTGACTTCTGCTATGGATGAAGCCTACAAGAAGGCTAATCAGACAGGGTTGTTTACGAATGGGTTAGAGCGCATTATTCGAGGGATGGAGAAGTATGTGGAGATAGGCCATCAGGCTGTAGGCTTGATGGCCTCATTTTCACAGTTGTCAAGAGGGAAGTTTGGGAAAGTTAGTGTTGATGTGAAGTTACGAAGGTTGCCGAGACTTGTTCCGTTGGCAGAGGGTGGTATTGTAACACGACCTACAGCAGCGTTGATTGGCGAGAACGGTCCCGAAGCTGTTATTCCTTTGAAAAAGTGGAAAGATGGAGATTTTCGATGGATGAGGTCTATGGTTGCTGGTGGGGCAATGGGTGAGATGTCGGATATGATGCGTGGTTTGAAAAGTGATTATTCTGACATAGAAACTCATACTTCCAGTGTTGTTGATCTTACTAAGAAATTAAGAGAACATTTTGGGCAGACGCGGGATGAGATGTTACAGACCAGAAAAGTTTTGACTACCTCTTTTGATGGTGCAAGTTATGATATAGACAAGACATTTGAGAGTATGTTTGATTTAAGAAAAGAATCAGAATTGTCTGAGCAGGACGCAATTAAGCTATCTAAATCTTTGGGTCTTGTTGAGGATTTTCAAGGGGAAAATCTTTCTAAGTTTGCTAAAGATTTGTCGTTTTATACTCAGTTATCTGCGGATGATGTAAACCAGTTAGTCCTTGATATGTCTCAGGGATTTAAGAGTATGGAAAAGACTACTGGAATTACTATAGGTCTTAGTAATATAACTGAGTATCTTGAAAAAGCTGCTAATATTGCTAAGGATATGACAGGAATATGGTCGCCTGAGCAGACAAAGAAAGCAGTGAAGTCTATGGCTTCTTTAGGTGCTGGTATGTATAATGCTGGCGTTGACGCTGATGTTTTGAATGATGTAATAAAGGAAGCTATTTTAGGATCTCCTGAAGCTATTCAAAATTTAAGTAAGTTAGGTCTTTCTGCTGAATCTGTTAAGTCAGCTTTGACAGAAGGACATCCTGAAACGATTATGAAACAGTTAGTTGATTTAGCTGCACAAACACGAGGATCAAGTTATGCAGCTTCTAAATTGAGGGATACATTTTCTCAGGTTTTTGGTATTCAAGGAGAGGCTTTGATTGATCTTGCTGCAAGAGGAGATAAGGCTGTACAGGTTACTGCGCAAATGTCAGATCATCTAAGTGATGCTCATGGTGTATATGAACAGATAAACAAGGATAATCGTGAATCTAAGACATTATGGCAGCAGATTAACATTGCAGCCACGAATTTTACAAAGACTTTCCCTTTGTTTAATAATCTTGTAAGTACACTTGAGGGTCTTTTACCCATGCTTGAGTCTTTGTTTTTCTTTACTGGATTGATGAAGATGTCCGGTATGGGTAAGTTCTTTAAGGGGTTTTTGGGAGGAGCAAAAGATTTAGAAAAGGGAGAGAAATTAGGGTTGATTCCTAAATTTCTTTTTGGTAAGTCCGGTGGAAAAGGTATGAAGGGGGTTATGGGGAATATTATTAAGGGGATGAGTAAGCCAATTGAAAAGAAGTCTGCTTTGAAGTTAGCAGAGAAATATATTGATCCTAATGCTTTTTCTTTGGCGGGGAAAAGGTCAGAAATGGCTTTTGTTAAGTCTTTCGCTAAATCCAGTAAAGCAGTTGAGGGTTTATTTACTGGATTGGGAACAAAAGTTCCGTTTATAGGAAAATTCTTGTCTGGATTGGTAAAGATATTTCCTAAACTTCTTGGAGGTTTGAAACTTGGTGGACTTGTAGGATTAGTGATAACTTTGGCTACTTCTTTATATACTGCCTATAAGAAGTCTCTTCCTTTTAGAATAGCCTTAGAACAGCTACGTCTTGACTTTATGCAGTTAATTGATACAATAACTTCTTTTATATCACAGTCTTTTGGGTCAAAAGGAACTGGTGATGCTTTTAAGATGCTTGGTGATGGGTTGACGTGGCTTGCTAGTTTAGTATCTACTGGATTAGTTCAAGTTTTAGAGTGGGTTCTTAATGTAGTTAAGGGTATTGTAGGAGCTATTTTGACTGTCTTAAAGGCATTTGGAGCACTTGCGTCTGTTATAGGTTCATTGGTTTCTCTTGCTCAGGGTGAGATTTCTTGGAAGCAGTTTTTTGGAAATATAGGGGATGAAGCGAAAGGTATTGGAGAGTTATGGACTAAGCAGCTTTTTGGTAAAAAAGAAGCAGATGTTCAAGCTGTTCGTGCTGATATGGGAATGGGTGCTGTTATACGAGGAGATAATGGAAAGGATGTAATTGTAAATGTTGATATGTCTGGTATGGAAAAACGTATGGATGCTGCGAGAGCCTTACAAAAGAAACAGCTTGAGGAGCAAAAGAAAACAAGAAAAGGCGGAGCTACTTCAGTTGGTGGTATTCCTTTGTCTGATTTGGGTGTGGCTATTTGGTAGGAGTTTGATATGTCAAGTGCTGTGACAGGTGGTAGTAATTATTCTTACGCTGACCACGAGAACAAGGCGTATCTTCTGATTGATAGAGACTATCCTCAGAAGTTGAGGGACTTGTTTGCCTTTACTCGGCTTGGATTTACCTACTTACCAGAGGAGATAAACCATTCTGGGGCAGAACCAACCTATAATGACATAGAGATTGTTGGACGTTGGGCACCGTATCAGGTATACCAGAATACTTCTGCCGAGGAGTTTTCTTTCACACTTCAGTTCTTTTCATATACAAATGTGTTTCAAGATGTGATAGCCAAGGTAAACTTTCTAAGATCCCTGAAATACCCTGTTAATTATGGTGGAATATCATACAGGCCTCCAAAAGTTCTTTTTGTTTTTGGAGAGTTGATTGCAAAGATGTGCATTGTAAAAGAGGCTACTCCTGTTTATAGGGCACCTTGGGAAGTAAACGAGCTTGCAGATGTTCCGGGGAGAGCTAACTACCCTTTGTTACCTATGTCTGCCGAATGTAGTTTGACTCTTGGTGTTGTTAGTGATATTCCTATATCTGGGTATGATGTTTCTTTTGGTGCAGACAATCTTCTTCGTAAGGATGGACAGTATACTAATATTGCTAATTCTGCCGTGTTACAGGATACTTGGAGAACTGAAGTAAGGCAGGGATTCTGATGTCCATAGACCTAAAGCCAACTTCTCGGATGTTGAACACCCCGTTAATCAATCGAAATGGTACGGAGTATTTTGACATTTGGGAACCTATAGTGTTTCCTGAGTCTGATAACGATATTATTCATACTGTTATTGAAACTCAAATAGGAAGATTGGATTTGATTGCTGTTATGTATTATAATGACCCTAATTTGTGGTGGGTTATTGCTCATGCAAATAAGGTTGAGGATATTTTTGAAGAACTTATTCCCGGTATGCGAATAAGGATTCCAGCTTTTGATAGTGTCAAACTTGTTCTTAATAGTCTTGTGAGTTAGATATGGTAGAGACATATCTTCCTTCAGGTACATTAAGGCAGACGTATTTTGAGTTATCAATTAACGGAACGTCTATCCCTGTTTACAACTATTTTCAGAGCTTTACTTACGATAGAAAGATTAATGGTAAAGGGAACACTGGATCAATTACCTTGTTTGATCCAAATTGGACTTATTTAGAGTCTTTTGTTCTTTTGAAGAATCAGACATTGGCTGATGTTGAGTTTGTTTATGGGTGGTCGGATGCTCCCTCTCCTAAGAGAAAGGGGAAGATTACAGCGTATACACCGGAGTTTTCTTCTGACGGTGTTACACTAAAACTGGATTTCTATGATGAGAGTGTTGTTTCTACATACAACAGAAATAACTTGTCATATAAGGCAGGGACTCGGATTTCTGATATTGTTCAACAGTATGCAGATGATAACAACATAAAAGAGACTATGATTGAAAAAACAAGAGGTGGGTTTGATAGTCCTATTGTTAAGAGAAATTGTAATGATGTGTATTTTATTCAGAATGAACTTGTACCAAGAGCGGTAAATCTTAAAGGTTTGAGTGGTTATACCTTTTTCTACGATGAAAAAGGAGCACTTCATTTTCACACTCCTCTATATAATTCAAAGAATAGTAATGATATTAGTGTCTATAAGACTTATATTGTGTATCGGGGTATGAATGGTGAGGTGATTTCTTTTGCTCCTAATGATGAAGCATATATGCAAGCGTTTCTTGGGGCGCATAGTGTGTATGTAGAAAGTGTTGATCCAAAGACAAAGAAAATAATCAAGAGTATTGTGGATAGTTCAAATTCATCTATACAGATTATTTCTGGAAAACTATCAAATGCTCCGACTGCAAAAGGTAATTCTCCATCAAGGGTAATTAAGTCAGCACATCCAAAACAAGAGCATATAGATGATCAGGCAAAGTCAAGATTTGCTGTGTATAATCTAAATAATTATACAGCTACAGCAGAGCTTTTGGGTGATTCACACTTGCCGATTATGGGGTATGTTGAATTTATTGTGATTACTTCTCAAGATAGAATACATCCTTTGTCAGGGATATATTGGATAACTGGTATTACTGATAGTATTGATGGGGGAAACTTCACATCCAGTTTGGAGTTATCAAGAAGCACTATGAATACTCCAAAATCAGCTTCACAATATGACAAAGAGACAAAGAATAAGATTGGAAATATTCTAAGAGAGGTTAGAGAATCAAATTTGGTTACTAAGACTGCGGAGAAATAATGGGTATTACTGCTGCACAGATGATAAAGGACGGGATGACCCCACAGGAGCGTCTGGGTGGTATTTATCGTGCGTGGTGCAAGGACAATAATGACCCTGATAAAGTAGGTAAGCTCAAGGTCTATATCCCCTTTATTCACGATTCTGAGTATGAGGATGACAAGGACAAATTGCCGTGGGCTGAGTATATGGCATTGGATGGTGGGGGAAATAACTACGGGTTTGTTTTTATTCCGAATGTTGGGGATACTGTTTGGGTTACGTTCATAAATGGTGATTATATGTACCCTGTTTGGGTGGGTACGTGGTTTGGTGCTCCGAATGGTCAGACGGAAATTCCAAAAGAAGCTCAGGATGGATACCCTGAAACTCGAATGTTGAAAACAAGGGGCGGTCATTATCTCAAGTTTGTAGATAAGAGTGGGAAAGAGTCAGTAGAAATTTCTG